CACCTAATGTACTAGCAACAGCTTCATATTCTTCTGGTGAAAAGAAAGATGATGCCCAGCTATTAACAGCTTCTAATCTTGCATCAGCATTTTCGCCTAACTTACCACGTTCTGTTTCTATATCTGGCATATTGCCTAAGTAGCTGTCAATGTATTTGTTAATGCCTTCTTCAAAGATTTCTTGTGAGTAAGCATTTTCATCACAATGTTGTCGCCACCAATCTGTCATAGGATTAGCTTCAAGCATCTCCTCATTGATACCTTCTGGTAATTTAGGTAACTCATAGCTTTCTGGTTTTTCAGAATCAGCTTCTTCTGACAATTCATTGATGATTACTTCACGTAACTCATCTTTCTTACCGCCAACATACTTCTCAAGGTTAGTGTATGCCTTGCCAAATTCTTCCATATTTACTTGACCAGCATCTGAGTTCCAAAATTTCTCTGGGATATAATCTGGTCTTGATACAGGATCTGTAGTAGTAGGTGCAGAATCTTCAACTGATGCAGATTCTTCTACTTGGTTATCCATTGTTTCATTTTCGTTCATGCTTTTTTATCCTTTACTATTTGTTGACTTTTACCTTTATTAATTCTTCTTTGAATTAATCCGACAATATATCTTTGCCCTTCTAAATGCATTAGATGTTGTTGGTCGATATTAGGACCACCTACTGTTTCTATACTAATAGAACGTAAATATTCTAACACCTTTAATCCAGTTGGACTACTGAAAGCAACCGCAAATGAATCATTTAACTGTTGCTCATCCAATGCATCTCTTTCAATGTTATCTAATCCAATTAATCTATTTTTTTCTTGGCTCATCCATATCTCCATATTCTTTAATTAATATTGCGTGCAAAAACCAGATTGCCTTCTTTATGTCCTCTGCTCCGTTTTTTTCCCTATGTCTAACTATGTACTTTATAGCTGATGCATCTGGGTAAGGCATCTCACGAACAAAGTCATATGTTTGTAGTTTATTCCCACAAGAGCATATACCTTTTTGGTAGTAAGATGGATTGATTCTATCTTCTGTCATACTATTTCCTTTATCCAGTTTCCATTATTGTCGAGTACCATTGGCAACAATCTTGGAATACCATTGATTATAATTCCACAGCCTAATACAAATCTTGTAGCAAAGTTTTTAGCATAACTAAATGCCATTGACTTTTGATTGATTAGACAGCCTACGTTCATTCCCCAATACAGATCATCTGGATTAGCCCAATAACTAATACAGAACTTTGTATGGTAATGACCTTGTACTGCTGACATTCCCATAGTTTGAGAAACCTTTAGTACATCAGCAGATTTACCATGAGTAAAATGTACTCTCTTGCCATTACTCATTTTAAGTGTAAGATCATCTACCCATTTCCATTTCTTAGTCCCTAGGAAATCTCCATAAGGTCTTAGGAATTGTGCAGACATTCCATACTTAATTGCTCGTCTATATACCAAACTACTATGGTTACTGTGTACTTCAGTAACATCTGGGAATATAGATTCTAATTCCTTAATATATCCTTTTGCTAAATTTAATTCATCACCAGCAGATGGTAGATCTGGATTGTGTTCATGCATTGATATCGCATGGAAGTCTAATAGATCTCCAATATTAATAACTGTATCTGGTTTGAATTGTTTTTTTATTTCTTTAAGAAACTCAAAAGAATCTTTGTGATGATACGGGATGTGTAAATCACTGATAACAAGAACGCATTTATGCATAATAAACTCCTCTAATTGCGTTTAGGCAATTAGGTTTGCTCTGGTGGTAGTCCTTGCTGTTGAGATAGTTGCTGTAACTGGTATGCCGCTTCTCTCATTTCTTCCTCAGAACGTATTAGTTCTTCTGGAACACCAAGTTTTTTTGCTACGAATTTAGCAACTTCATCTTGTTTTACTAAGATGTTCAAAAGTTCTGGTCCTACCCTCATTTGAATCATACCTAAAAACCTATCAATAGTTGCAACATCTTGTTGATGCTGGGCTTGTGCCAATGGTGAAGATGATCTTATCTTAATCTCTCTACCATTCACTACTGGTATTTTTATTCTCCCCTGTTTTTTCAGTATATATATCACTCGCTGAATTACTGGATTAACAAGTTCAGCTTGTAACCTACCGAAAGCCGCCCCAATCTGCCTAGACAGATCAGCCATTCTTTCTGCCACTTCTGTAGCGGTCATTGGTGTTTTCTCGTTTGGTGTACCTAACATATCATTGTAGAGTGCTTTCTTAATATTAGTTCTCATATCCCTTAATACTAAGTCAGACACATTAAAATTACCTGCTGGTGCGATTGGTTGTAACCCAGCAGAACCAGATGCTTTTGGAATAATTGTTCCGGGAATTAAAGCAATATTATCAACATTGATAACACCATCATCTTCCACCTGATACATTCCAGAGATTGCCATCTGGGCATTTTCTAAAATAAGTTCGATAACTAAGTTTGCTGTTTTGATTGCTGGTAGTGCAAGCTGTACTGGTCCTCGACCATAAACTTCACCAGCTACCTTAGACCATCTGTACACAATATACGGATTAGATCCTAAACCTTTATATGTTTCTTCTACAATCTTATGTTCATAAGCAGTAGCAATAACACAATATTTATATTCTTCTTCTTTTGTATTAGCATAGTTTCTATAAACAATTTCTACTACATCACATTCTCTATCACCACCACGTTCCATATCCATAGCCATCTTGTCAGACATTGTTCCATTAGGATATGCATGGATTAAATCTTTCATTCTAATTTTACGATTACGATATACATGATCTATGTTGTCATCATGACCAGCATCTAATACAACTTGTGGTAATGGGATAGCTTTAAACTTAACTGGATGTACTGCATCACCTTCTTCTACGAGAAGAACACCAGTACCAATAGCACAATCTAAAAATGTTTCATGCACTTCTTGTGCAAAGTTAGAGTTTTGTAGTATTTCAAATACATATTCTGTAACTGAATCTAGTTCTAGGTTTACATCTTTCTGTTGGTCTTTTGGTATTTCTGAACCAGCTACAAGGTCTGCCCATCTTGCGTAGTTAGGAACAATACCAGCTTGTAATCTACTGGCAAACTCTTGTACTCCAACAACAGCAGTTTCATCAAAGATCCTATCTGATCTTCTTCTGCCTATAGATTCTGAATAAAAGCTTTCTCTTTGAGGTAGGGTAAATTCATAACATTCTTCAAATGTCGGTAGCCATAAATCTTTTACAGCTTGTGCGTTTTTATAACGTGTCAATAATCTTCTGACATCATTATCAAAAGGATTTTCATTAGCTTGAGGTTTTACGTCAATAACCATTATACACCTAGTGTATCACGTGTTTGCACATCACCTTGTATTTGGAAACCTTGTCCACCTTTTCTACCAGATAACAAAGACTTTCTTCCTTGCTTGCCAGTGTAAGCCGCAACTCTCATTTCAAATTGTTTTTGTTTATCTTCTGCAATTTGTCTTTCTTGAGCTGAACGCATCCTTGCTCTTTGTTCTGTTAGACTTGCGTCTTGTGGAATTGGTGCTGGTGCTTTAGGTTTTGCTAATAAAGAGCCTACACACATTATCTCATCCTTTCGTAAACGGATCTCGGTTTAACATTAAAGACATCAAATTTTCGTCTTGCTACTACAGGTTTACTCTGTTTTTCGCCTATTGTCAATGCACGACCTTCTCCAGCACCTAATAATAGGTATTGGAAAGCATCATGCACATGAGAAAATCTATTCTTATTTGGTCTATCATCATACCTTTCACCACTAACTTGTAATCGTTTATAGTGATAGCCACCATCAAACCCTTTAATTAAGTTTGTACATTTCGGATCTATTAACATTCCACTTTCTCCATCTGTCATTCTATTTAATACAGCATTAACTGATTCTAATCTAAGAGCGACATCATTAGATGGGGCTGGTCTAGCATTTAATCCACGACCACGCATAATCTGGAATGGTGTTGATTCGTCAGTCTGTACTCTCTGATCTCCAGCAGGATCACCAAAGATAATAAATTCACGAGGTAGATATTGTGCCATATGTTGTTTCATTATCTCAGAGAATCGGACAATACCCATATCCTCTGCAACTAATTCATCAAACACAATCCATCTACCACGCAGTCTTTGTGCAAACACACAAGCTGGTGTTAGTCCAAAGTCTATTCCTACAAATACTGGGACACCATCAGCAATAGCTAGATCACCTTTGGCAACATGAGTACTATGTACAAATGATTCGTAGACTGGTTTACCATCAGATACTTGCCCTAGTTTGTTTAGGACATATACATCTATCCATGATTTCGTCTTACCACGGATAATATTCTTGTAGTATTCTGGTGTCAAATTGTTTCCATTTTCTTTTGTAGGGTTATCCTCATAATCTGACACTTCGTTATTCTTATCTTTTATCTCTAACATAGCTGGTGGTTGATTATAGAAAGTCCAGTTATCTGGTTTAACCAACATCTTAGCTTCTGCTTTGGAAATATAATCTGGTAGCACAGCATCACCGGATAGTATTGACCACCAATGTTCGGTATCTGGTGGGTTGGTGTCTGCAATCACTCCATACCAGCTAGGACCACCATCTCTCATAGATGGATAACGACCTACCCTCATAGAACAAGCATCTACAATAGACTTAGGTATTTCTCTTGCTTCATTAATCCATACCCCAGTTAGCTCAAGAGATAGAAGTTTCTTTACATCTTCTGGTCTATCAAGTGCTAGGAATATAACTTCAAGATCTATATCACCTTTTTTAATATGATGTGTAAATGGAAC